TTATACTTTACCAAGTATTAATACTAATGCTAATGGTGTTACTGCAGGTGCTACTGACTACAACAACTTGAATAACATTGGTGCAACTTTCACTTTTTACATTGATACACTTGCAACTGATGTTCAAATTCAAACAGATGGTGTGGATAAATTCACAGGCGCAGCTATGATCGCTGTAGATGATGGAGCTAAAAAAGCTTTCTTTCCAGCAGCAGCAAATGATGTACTTTCTATGAATGGAACAACAACTGGTGGAATCGTTGGTTCTGTAATTCAAATTACAGCACTAGAATCTGCTCAGTATTTGGTACACAATACTTTGATCCTAGGATCAGGAGCTATTGCTACTCCATTTAGCGATACGTAATAATAAACTAGTGGCTCCTTCGGGAGCCACAAATTAAAGGAGAAAATTATGGGTGGATCAAGTTTTTCATCGGATCAGTCGGTTGCACACGCAACTAGTACAGCTCAAATGGTAGCAGTAGGTGGAACAGGTAAAACAAATAGAGCAAGATTAACTTCTATTCAAGCAAAAGGAAATGCTAGTGGTTCAATTATATTTAGATCTGGTGGTGCTACAGGAGATGTTATTGCAACTTATCTTTTTGGAACTGAAGGTTTAGATATGTACTTACCAGGTAATGGTATTTTTTTCGCAGATGGTATTCATGCGACTATTGCTGGAACTACAGGTGTAACTATTTCATTTACTTAAAATGGATTTAGATTATTACGCTGATATAATCGAATTAAAAAAAGGTGGCATGCCACCTAGAAATAAAAAGAATTTCCGTTCTACAAAAAGTGGAGCGGGAATGACTCAAGCTGGAGTCATGGCTTACAGAAGAAAAAATCCTGGAAGTAAATTAAAAACTGCAGTCACAGAAGATAAACCAGGTAAGAAAAGAGCAGCTCGAAGAAAATCATACTGCGCAAGAAGTGCAGGTCAAATGAAGAAGTTTCCTAAAGCTGCAAAAGATCCTAATTCAAGATTAAGACAGGCTAGACGTAGATGGAAGTGTTAGACTATGTCTTACCTAAATGCTAATATACCACCTATATATTGTAAAGTAAAAAAGGAGTATTTATATGATCTTAAAAAACATCAAGGAGAAAGTGAAGAGTGTGTGGTCTTCGGTATCACATCCATATCGGGACGTGCAATCTTATTTAACATCATGTTACCAAATGGTGCATGCTTTTGGCGCTTGCCTATCTCAGCGTTTTTCCAAAAATCACATGATAGAGCCGCTGTGCCGAATATGCAGACGCACGAGTTGGAACTGTGGAACTGTTTTAGTTACTACCCTAGTGTTACTTGTTTTGATTGGTTGGCTGGTTTAAAAGGTAAATTTTTAGGTTTAGATAAAAAGTTTTACCATGGAAAATATTTATTTACTATTGATTGGGCTCATCCAGAAACTAATATTTTGGACACTGAGCATTCTGAAATTCCTCAAGAACATAAGTGTGCACATATATTGGAGCTTACTAACGGTAATTATGCAGCTCAGCCTAATAATCGTATTTTGTGGCATGTTAATAGTTACACTACTGATGACAATTGGCCTGACTACAAAGTACAAACTACATACTGGGATGCAGAAGATTCAAATATGGTTACAGAAGATAGTGACAAAATGTTTTACGAAATGAAAGAAAAAACTACATCTGATTTACTTAGAGAAGGTTTTGAAGAAGAAAAAAAAATGTATGAAGAGGAAGAAAAAAACAAAAGAACTTATTTAAAATATAAGGAATATGCACACGATTTATCATTTGAAAACGATGGTAATAAAAATGATTGATAGGTTTATTTATAATTTTTTTGGTCTACTAGACAAGCTGTTTTCAAAGATAGATAATATATTTAAAAGGAAAAAGAAATGAATTTAGTAGATTTATTAAAAAAGAATATAGTAATGGTGCCAGTGGTAGCTTCAGTGCTAGTCGGAACATTTACGGGTGTTCGTTATATTGTAAATCTTACTGACACTATTAATCAAAACGAACTAAGACTTACTAATCTTGAAAGAGATGTAGGTGTATTAGAAAAAAATATTACAGATATTAATACAAGACTATCTTCTGCTGAAGCAACGTGGCAGATGGCAGAAAATTTATACAGACAATTAGCTGATCAAGTTAGAGAACACAGTTATGATATCAAAGATCTAAACAGAGAAATAAATTATTAAGGTGACTTATGGAGATAGCCAGGATGAATTATTATTTTACAGGTGTGTTGATTGTTCTGCTTTGTTTGTTAGCTTGGGTTGGTCCTGCATATCCTAAAAATGAATATCTTAATAATGGCACTAACACTTGTAGTACTGGTGATGTTAGCGTATCAATCCAACAGAGGGACTCAGAAAATAGGTATAGACACTTTAACCCTAGTAATAATTATAATAGCCCTTCTGATGATAGGTCCATATCTCTTACTTATAGAAAATATTTAGGTTCAGCCTGTACAGATGAGTTTAAAGAGGTTCAGCAAGAAAACATGGAATTAAAACAACAATTAGAGCTAATGAAAATGTGTGGAAAAGTTAATAAAAACCCTACTTTAAAAAACAATCCTAACTTCAAATTGTTAGTTTCTAAATGTTCTGGTATAATAATTCCCGATGATAAAATTATTAAACCTGAAGGAAGTTATTGGGACTCAATTAAAGATGATTATAAAAAAGAAAATCCTGATATCAAACTTATGGGTGACAAGTTTATAGGACCAAAAGATGAGCAATAAACCATTAAACATCGGAGAAGAGGCAAGAGTACAGATGCCTATGAAGACGGTTGCTAGCTTAATTTTTTTAGTTGCAATGGGAGTATTTGCATATACAGAGCTGACTGCAAGATTAGTATCGTTAGAGACATCACGTGAGTTGTTTGAAAATGATTTACTTAAAAAATCTGAACAAGTCCCTACGGATCAGGAGCAACATTTTTTATTGGAAGATTTATATAAGACCGTAGAGAAATTACAATCAACTCAAGAAATGAATATGACAAACAAAGTTAATATAGAATTTTTAAAATCACAATTAGAAAAAGCATTGGAAGATGTTGAAGAATTAAAAGATAAGGTAAGAGCAAATGGAAACGGTCATCAGTAGTGTTGTCGCACTTTGTATGTTTATAGGAGGTGTTCTCACAGAACACAGAATACAGCCTGCGATGTCGGATTGTTTAAAAGGAAAAAGAGTTGCAGAACGTACAGCAAATGATAATATTCACTATAAATGTGGAAAAGTAAAAGTTGAACTCGAAGAAAACATAGACGGATCTAAGGCTATTAAAAAAATTATAGAATGAACCTTTCACAAAATTTTACTCTTCAAGAGTTAATTAAATCAGATACAGCTATACGTTTGGGTATTGATAATAATCCTAATTCAGATCAAATAGAAAAACTAAAAGCATTATGTGAAAACGTATTACAACCAGTTAGAGATCACTTTGGTAGAGTTAAAGTCACATCAGGGTTCCGTACTATTGATCTTTGTCGAGCAATTGGCAGCTCAGAAAAATCACAACATGCCAAAGCTGAGGCAGTTGATTTCGAATGTGTAGGAGTCGACAATGCTGAAGTAGCTGATTGGGTCTATATGAACTGTGAAACAGATCAATTACTGCTTGAGTTTTATACACCAGGGGAACCAAATTCTGGATGGATTCATGCTAGTTGGATACCCTTCCAACCTAGAAGACAGTTTATGCATGTTTTTAAATTTGAAGGTAAGACAAAATACAAACCAATTATAGGTAAAGCAAAGGATATAGTTTAATGACAATAGGAAGATCACAAATATCAAAACAAGTTGAAGGAAAAATAAGAGGGGCGAGAGACGAAAAAGAAAAAAAGAAAAGAGTTAAACTTGCTATCAAACGTAAGAAAAACCCATTAGCCAAGACGTTTACTGTATAGTCAATAAATGATATAATTCTTGCATGACTAAATTATGTGCAAGAGGCAAAGCTGCAGCCAAGAGAAAATTTAAAGTATATCCCTCAGCATATGCAAATGCTTATGCATCAAAGATATGTGCAGGTAAAATTAAAGACCCATCTGGTACTAAAAGAAAAGATTGGGGACCAAAGAAAGCTAGTGAAGGAGCTATTATGGATATGAAAAAATTTAAAAAAGGTGGTGGCCAAGACATGGGTGCTAAAAAAAAGAAAAAGAAAGCAAGAGATAAATACGACAATAATTTAGAAGACTTACCTAGAGGTTTACAAATAGATACAACTACAGACAGTAGTGGCTCTGCTGCAAATAAAATGATGTGTGGTGGCGAGGCACGTGGAGCAGGAGCAGCGATTAAAGGAACTAAATTTAAAGGAGTGTTCTAATGAGTGACAAAGACTTATCAAAAAAAATAATAAAACTAGATCCATTAGCTGAAAGATTAGATAATGTTGGAATGACAGGTGGAGCCGGTAAAAAACCTAAATCTAAAAAACTTTCTAAAGAAGCAAAAGAATACATTAAAGACGCTACTAAACAAAATTTAAAGTATAGTAAAGAAGTATCTAAAATAGGTAAAAGAGGAGATTTTGGAAGCCCTATGGCTAGTAAAGCTGCAGCTAAAGAATTAAAAACAATGGCTAAAGAAAAAACCATGTCATCTGGATTAACTGACCTTAAACTTTTTAGAAAATTAGGTATTAAACCTTATAATGAAGCTAGAAAATATTTAAAAAATGAAAAGGTCAAAGCTAGAAAACAAAAAGAGTTATTAAGAACAAAAGGACTTTTTGAAGGTGGCGAGGTACGTGGAACAGGAGCAGCTATAAAAGGCAAAGGTTTCAAAGGCGTATTTTAATGAGTCTTAAAAAATGGTTCAATGAAAAATGGGTCGATATAGGATCACCTAAAAAAGGTGGAGGATACAAAGAATGTGGAAGAAAATCTGCAAGTGGATCAAAAAGAAAGTACCCCAAATGCGTGCCTGCTGCAAAAGCAGCCCGAATGACAGAATCAGAAAAGCGTTCTGCTGTTGCAAGAAAAAGAAGTAAATCTCAAGGTGTAGGCGGTAAACCTACAAATGTGAGCACTTATGCATCTAAGGGAACGTTTACTAAATTATATTATGGTGGTATGATAGACACATAATGGAAGAAGCAACTGATTACAAAGCCTATTTAAAGGCTCTTAAGGAAGCAACGGATTCTGTCAAAGAAGATAAACAGGATAAGGCTGCAAAAGCTGTAGCTAAAAATAGAATAACTAATTTCTCTTGCGGTGGTATGGGTATCGCTGTTAAGGGAGGAAAATTTGAAGGAGTAAAGTAATGAGTAAAGATAAGAAAAAAACAAAAGTAAAACAAATTTTTTTTACCAAAGATGGTAAAGAGTATAAACCAGACCCTAAAAAAATGATGATGAAAGCAGAAAAAAGAATGTCAGGCGGTATGGCACATGGTGGTGGAAAGAAAAACTACAAAGCAACCGGTACTATTAATGCTAAAACAGGAAAATTAGTAGGTGGTCAAAAAAATCTACCTAAACATTTACAAAAAGCAATCCAAGAAGAAGTTTAAACTTATTATTTTCTGAATGGGGCAACAGAGGTATAAATCTCTGGAAGGTAAAATCTAAAACAGAAACTTTAGTAAATGGTTCAGTAACATACAATACACCAAGTGATTGTAATGATGTTCTTGAAGCTGTTGTCACTACTACAGGTGGTAATCAACAAACATTAACAAAAGTATCTAGATCAGAATACATTGCGATTCCTAACAAAACACAGACAGGGACACCTTCTCAGTATTACGTTGATAGACAATTAACACCAACAATAAGTTTATATCTGGCTCCTGATACGAGCGCCGTAAGTAATATTTTTTATTACTATCTTGCAAGAATTGAAGATGTTGGTTCATATACTAATACTTCAGATATGCCATTTAGATTCTTTCCATGCATGGTTTCAGGTCTAGCGTTTTATTTAGCACAAAAAATTGCACCAGATAGAATACAAGCATTAAAATTATTATACGAAGATGAATTAAAAAGAGCATTAGAAGAAGACGGACAGAGAACTTCTGTTTACATCACCCCTAATGTCTATTACCCACAAGGATCATAATGGCTTACGCAAAAGGTAAACGTTCTCAATCAATATCAGATAGATCGGGACAAGCTTTTCCATATGTAGAAATGGTAAAAGAATGGAACGGTTCTTGGGTACATATATCTGAATTTGAAGCAAAACATCCACAACTAGATCCAAAGCCTCATATGGCAGATCCTCAAGCATTATGGAATGCGAGACCTCAAAGAGCTGCACCTGTGGTTGTTTATCTGATAGATCCATTAGAAGAAAATAAGAAGAGGCAGGTGAACTCTTCGATAGGGAGTGTTACAATTAGCATATCATGACTTTTTCTGAACTAGTAACAAAAATAAGAAATTACACTGAAGTAGATAGTTCAGTATTAACTGATTCTATTGTAGATGATATGATCCGTGATGCAGAGCTTAGAATCTTTAGAGAAGTAGATGCGGATTATGCAAGACAATATGCAACTGCAAACTGCCAAACTAATTCACCATATTTAAAATTACCAAACGCTACATCAAGCTCTGGATTAACTTCGACTAGAAGAGCTATTATTGTAAGGTCTTTCTTAGTATTTGATACGACTCAAACACCGACTACAAAAGAATATTTAGATAAAAGAGATACGAGTTATATATTTGAATATAATAAAAACGAGTCAAAAGGTGTGCCTAAATACTATGCTAATTGGAATGAAGCAACTTTAATTATGGCACCTGCGCCAAGCACTGATTTTAAAGTTCAACTAAGTTATATCTATACTCCTGATCATTTATCTTCTTCAAATACTACAACATATCTTTCTGAAAATGTTCCAGATCTATTGTTTTATGCAACTATGACACAAGCTTATGAATTCTTAAAAGGACCCATGGATATGTACAAAATCTATTCAGACAAGTATAATGTAGCTATACAAAGCTTTGCGTTAGAACAAATGGGTAGAAGACGTAGGGATGAGTATACGGATGGAGTGCCAAGGATTAAAGTTCCTTCACCTTCACCGAATAATTAAAATTTATAAGGAGAAAATAACATGGCAATAACACAAGCAGTAGCTAACAGTTTCAAAAAAGAAATTTTAGAAGGAATCCATGATTTAGAAAGTGGTGGTGACGTATTTAAACTAGCATTATATAAATCAACAGCAACTTTAAGTGCAGCTACAACTGCATATATAACAGGCGGAGAAGTATCAGCGTCTGGTCAATATGCAGCTAAGGGCGGAACCTTAGCATCGCAACAAACATCTTTAGCAGCAAGCGGAGTCGCGATTGTAGACTTTGCAGATTTATCTTTCACAGGAGTAACACTTACTGCGAGAGGAGCATTAGTCTATAACTCAACTGAAGCTAATAAAGCAGTTTGTGTTTTAGATTTTGGTTCTGATAAAACTGCAACATCTGGAACTTTTACTATACAATTCCCAGCATTCACTTCTTCGGCAGCGATATTAAGAATCGCATAATCGAGGGAGTTATGAATGGCGTCTACTTGGGGGACTAATGTATGGGGAGCAAACTCTTATTCGAGTGACGTAAACCTCGCATCCCCAAGTAGCAATATTATCTCTGTATCAGTAGGTACAGCT